CCCAAAACACGGAACCTAAAAAGTTCCGTTCGCAAGCGTCAACAAATCGCTTGCTGCTAGTGGAGACGTCTAGTTCCTCTAGCGGGCGAGGACGGAACCAACCCCAATTCGGGGTTGATCTCCGCTTCGTTGTGTACCGCACCACCCTTTGCCTAAGAGTGACACGATGTCCTCTTATACCACCAGCAAGGAAGGCGATGTACAACCCAGCAGGGTTGTAGTTTCGTCTCACCTGCTCTCTGTAGGTCCATACACAGTCGCCAATAACGATGAAGTCCCAATTCCTTGGGGTCATTGGTTGGTACAGTATGAGACCTGAACGTGTCTGACGGTAGTTATTCGCCAGAGCACAACACTTCGGGACTTTAATCCCTGAGGAGTCATCCTCATCCGGAGGGACGAGCCGCCTGTGGGGGGCCCGCACACCTGAAAGGAGAAGTGCGATGGTGCGCTCGAGTTTGCACTCGAACCGCGCGCACCATCTAATCAGAGCGTTGATAGTGGCAAACAGGTTCTGCTCCGTCCTAAGGGATTTAACATAAACACCCCGGACGTTAACGCCTTCGAAATAGTCGGCGCCGCAGGATTCCCGAAACGGACCTTCAACAAAGGTCTTATCAGCGTTAACAATAAACCCTAGGAGGTACAGCAACCTAAGGACAAGAGGAGTCGCTCTGGTTTCAACGATGATGTCATCACCGAATACGCCGAAGTTACGGTCCTCTACGAAGCCATCCCGTTTAAGTGGGATGTCTAAGTATTGGTACACTGTTTTAACAACTGACGCGAAAATGACGGTCTGGAGAGGGAACGTAAAACCATTCCCCATCGTTGATATCATATTCAGGTCGACGAGCTCTCCAGAGGGGAGCTTAGTCACAGGACACCTGAGGAACTCGAGCATGGCAAGGAAGCCACGAGGGAGAACCTCACGAAGCATATTCATGCCCAGTGAGTCTGACGCGGACTCTAGATCGATGGTAGACAACCCACCGAAAGATCCGCGCCTCGCCAAAGTCCTATTGACCACAGGTTGAAAACTGAGATCAATACCGAAGACCTCTTTAAGACGATCTTCAAGAACGGAACCCATTCCAAGTTGCATCCACATGTTAATGGACGGCTCGGTACAGATACCGCGGGCTATAGTTGTCGTTTTGTTTACGAAGCTATAGTTGCTGTTGCCTACAACGTTGACCCCGTGGAGCAATAAACGATGCGTCTCCGCCTCGTTCCAGAGCCCGATCATGGAGGTACAGCGCGCCCAAACAATGGGCAACCCCTCAGTGCAAGATAATGGAGAATCAAACATCTTAGTGTAAAAATCCGTATCACGAGCCGATATACTGGCTCCTGGTCCGGCCCTACCGCGAAGGAATATCTCGCGATAGTCACTAACGATGGCTCCATCCGGTCGAAACCAAAAATGATGCAGAGTGTCTTTTAGACCACCAAGCAGCATCTCATCCTGGCTAAACTCTAGAGGAATGGACCAATCACCGCAGCGTTTGTTGATAGCCAAGAACTTCTTCAGGGCTTTTTCACATGCCTTGGGAGACGGGTTATCCTCTTCCATGAATTTCTTCATGAAGGAATCACGCAATTGGTAACAAGCAACCTCATGCGGTGACGAGTCAGGCGCCCAGCTTGGAAGCTGGACGTCTATATAGCTAGAGAGATCGGAAAGCAGGCTTGAGTAAAGAGCGCTAGCGTTAACACGCATAGTGTCACCTCAGAATTGAGCGTTAGGTTCTGACCAACGGTTAAAGAATACCGTTGATCGTCAGATCGCCGATGCCTGCGGACTGCTGGGCGATAGCCCCGAAGTGCGCAGACAGAGCCGCCCTAATATTGGCGGGATCGGCGACATCAGCACCAGCAGGGACGTCCATCGTGGTCGTGATATTCATGACCTTGAAAGGCTGACCTGCCAAAGGCAACACACCCTTGCGGGTGATCACCTTATAGGTGTTGGTCGGAACGCTCGCCACGATCCCCGTCACCGGATTCGGGTTACCCAAAACACGCGGGTTAGCCGGCCGAGTGAAGTTGATCGTGAACGGTGACGCTACCGAGTGGGCCGTCGCACCAGTCTGGGTACCACCCAGAGCGGTAACGGCGACCTGCTCGCCCGGGTTACCCGGGGGTGCCACGTCAGCAGTAACGGTGTAGGTTGGGGCGGTGAAGCCCGTCTGCGCCGCGCCCGTGATGGGACTTGATACAGCAATAGCCATGGTTGGCTCCTATACTAAAAGGGATAGAAACAATAAAGAACCATTCAACGCAGAGCCCTATTTGGGCTTAGAACCTGCGCATTGGGCTGCTAAAGCGGCAACGTTACACCACTTAGCGGACTCAATGCCCGGAATCCTGAAACGAAAACCAGGGTACGGGATTGAATGGAGTGGCGTGCGAGTGACTCTCACACGAGCTGCCCAACCAGGAGTGTACGACTCTGTAAATTTAGCCGGGTGAGCCGGTGCAGCGTAGTTCTTACTATTCACAGTATTCGAATTTCGAACTGTGGAGTTCAGCCACGCTACATCAGCGAACGCAAGCTTAGCAGAATCGAGGATCTCCTGGACGTTGACAAAGTAGTCAACGAGGAAAGACCAGGGTATCGCCTCCCAAACAGCGGGGACGATGTCAAGCAGGTTAACCCCGAAGTTATCGAGGACCTGACCTATACCTGGCGGACGCGCGTATACGGCACCTTTATACCGGACCGAACTGACAAATTGCTTCGTCAGAACTCGATTCGGGGAGTAACCGTACCCTCCGACACCAATCCCTAACTGCTTTGTTTCAACAGTGGGCTGGGCGCGGAATAAACCTGACGCCTTAAGTGGCAAGGAGTCACCGTTCAGCGAATCACTTAGCTTGTTGCAAGCTGCACAAGCATCTGCAGCGTCCTGGGCAAGCGGCACGGCGCCAAAAGCGTACGTAAGCCAAGCCCCACCTAACGCTTTTCCATACGACACGGGGTCCCGTTTATAATACTTACCGAGCGATTTACACTGCCCGGCAAAGGACCAAGTGTGGTTGTAGAGCGTCTTTAGGGGATGCGCGAGAGACCTGACTGTTTCTGCGAACTCGGCGATGAAGTTTCCTCCACGCCAAGTCTCAGTCGCAGCAATGTATTTCTCGAGCAGCTTTTTTGATGCTTGATACTGAGCATCAGGATGCGGTGAAGAACCAGGATCAGAGATTTCCCGAATTATCGGGTCACTAGCCTGGACAGAACCCGCCTGAGCTCCAAACAAGCCTTTATAAGAGGCGATATACTCGCCCGGCTTGCAGGAGTTCTTGACCCCGAACAGTGACGTACCCGCATCACGACCAGTAGCTATCAACGTTTTATAGTTGGGCTTGGCGTATGGCGAATAAGTTACTGAACTATCTGCGCGAACCTCGATTCGTTGTTCACCCTTCGTTGGGTTTCCGGCGATATCGAAAGTTTCTGCAGTCTGATGGTCGGTCCACTGGCAGACAGTGTTTACTGTTTTGTCTGGCATGGCATCAGCTAACAACGCAAAAGTAGAGCGTCA